TGGGCGCTTGATGCTATCTGCCTGCACTTGGAGGCCGTCACCGACGGGAGAATCAACCGGCTGTTGATGAACGTTCCGCCGGGCAGCATGAAAAGCCTTTTGACCGGAGTTATTTGGCCAGCTTGGGAGTGGGGGCCGCGCGGGATGCCTCACATGCGCTACGTCGGCACGGCGCACGAAGAGCAGTTGGCCATCAGGGACAGCAGGCGTTGCCGGGATCTGGTCAAGTCGGAGTGGTATCAAGAGCTGTGGCCCATTGACCTGCTTGCGGATTTGGACGGAAAGCGCGAATTTGGCAACACCAAGAAGGGCATTCGACAGGCGCGCAGCTTCACCTCTATGACCGGGGTTCGTGGTGACAGAATCATCCTCGACGACCCAATAAGCGCAGACAGCGCCAACAGCGCGGCAAAACTTGAGGCCGCTCGCATTGCATTCACCGAAACTTTGCCAACCCGGGTCAACTCCGAGAAAAGCGCGATTGTCGTCATCATGCAGCGCTTGCACGAAAAAGATGTATCCGGCGTCATCTTGGAGATGGATTTGCCCTATGTGCATCTGTGCATCCCAATGCGCTTTGACCCGGCGCACCGGTGCACGACCAGCATCGGCTGGACTGATCCGCGCACCGAGGCGGGAGAATTGATGTTCCCTGAGCGCTTCGGGGAGGCGCAGGTGAAGGAGCTGGAACGTACGCTCGGAAGCTATGGCAGCGCTGGTCAGCTCCAACAGCGACCAGCCCCACGCGGCGGCGGCATTCTCAGGCTCGACTGGTTCCGGTACTGGCGCAACCTGCCGCCGCAGCTTGAATTCCGGGTGATTACGGCTGACACCGCGCAAAAGACCGGCGAAGCCAATGACTACAGCGTTCTCCAGTGCTGGGGGCGCTCAACCGTCGGCCAAGCCGTCATGCTCGACCAGATCCGGGGTAAGTGGGAATCGCCAGAGCTGATCATCAAGACGCGCGCATTTTGGCTCAAGCACCTCAACGATACCCTGCCGGTCTACCAAAAGGCCGCGCTCCGAGGCCTGTACGTCGAGGACAAGGTGTCAGGTACCGGCCTGATTCAAACCCTGCGGCGGGAGGGCGTGGCCGTGGTACCAGTGCAGCGCAACAAGGACAAGATAAGCCGGGGGCACGATGCAGCGCCATTCATCGAGTCCGGCAATTGCCTGTTGCCAGAGGATGCGCCGTGGCTTTCCGACTTCCTTGCAGAGGTCGAATCATTCCCCTCCGGCGCGCACGATGACCAGCTGGACCCGATGCTCGATGCAATCAACCTTGTGCAGCGCATTCCTGCATCCGTGGCCAAGACGGTCATTCCGATTGCAACTCAGCATCGGTGGAAATAGGGCTATAATTCAAACCGTCAAGTGGTGCAACATGAGACATCAACCAGAGCCGTTAAGCCCTGGCCTTCGCCCTTAAGTGGGACGTGTTGCACCACGGAAGGCTAGAACTTAACGGTTTTTTGCTTTCCGCCGTCAGGGCGCGAATTGACACAGCTAATGGGCCTGCATGGGCCGCACCCGATAAACACGCGCCACGGAACGACCAACCGTGACGTTCAGGCGTTAGCAAGGCGACCTGAGCAGCAATAGCCGGAATGTGACAGCCTGTGCCGATATTGCGATTAACTGCTCACCCTGTGCACTTGGTTGATGGACTGGCAGATGGACAGCATCAATGGAGATCGTGACCGTTCCCATGGTCACCCGGCATAGCTATGGATATGGCTATGAAGACTGACCGTGAATTGTTGGAGTTGGCGGCTATCGCCAAATTTTGAATGACATGCATACAGATACCGGGCGGCGTGATGTGCGTACAGCCGACTTTCAGGCCCGGTGACCAAGCCCCCGAAGGCTACTTGGCTTGGCACGAATGGGCTGAAACACAGCACAAAGCCGGATTGCGCCAGAAGGAATGCGGGCGGTGCGGGAAGTGGAAATACCCGCAGGAATTGAGCGCGACAGTAGACAGTTGCGAGATGCAGAGCCGCAAGGGGGCGATGACTGTGACGGCATCGGTTTGCCACAAGTGCGCGACGCCAACTAACTTGGATCAATGCCGTAAGCCTTCATAGCCGTTTGGGCCTCTATGGCGCTTTAATTCCCGGTGGCATAAAATCCCGGCAATTGAAGGACACACCCATGGCCAGACTCTCAACAGACCAGCGACTTGCAAACCTCCACGCGGAGGCGCTTGCCGAGTTTGACAGCATTCAAAGCGCTCTGCGGGATGAACGAATTCAATGCTTGCAAGATCGCAGGTTCTATTCTCTGGCCGGTGCCCAATGGGAGGGGCCGCTTGCCGACCAGTACGAAAACAAACCGAAATTTGAGGTCAATAAGGTCATGCTCGCTGTGATGCGGGTAATCAACGAGTACCGGAACAATCGCATTACCGTCGATTTTGTGAGCAAAGACGGCGAAGAGAACGACAAGCTGGCAGATGTTTGTGACGGGCTTTACAGGGCAGACGAACAAGCCAGCGTAGCAGACGAAGCCTACGACAATGCTTTTGAAGAGGCTGTAGGCGGCGGCATCGGCGCATGGCGGCTGCGCACAGTCTACGAAGACGACGAAGACCCGGAAGATGAGCGCCAGCGCATCCGAATGGAACCAATTTTCGACGCTGACAGCTCCGTGTTTTTCGACTTGGGGTCGAAGCGTCAGGACAAGTCCGATGCCAAAAGCTGCTACGTCATCACCAGCATGACAACGCAGGCTTACAAGGACACATGGAGCGACGACCCGGCAAGCTGGCCAAAGCTCATCCATCAATATGAGTTTGACTGGTGTACGCCAGACGTTGTTTTCGTTGCCGAGTTTTACAAGGTGGAAGAGAAGTCGGAATCAATCCGAATTTTCAAAAACCTCACTGGGGATGAAGAGCGCTACACCCCGATCGACTTTGCCAACGATGAAACCTTGGAAGAAACACTGGCCGCCATCGGCTCGGTCGAGGTGCGTCAGAAGCGCATCAAAACGCGCAGGGTGCACAAGTACATCATGAGCGGCGGCAAGGTGTTGGAGGACTGCGGATACATTGCCGGAAAGTGCATCCCGATTGTGGTGGCCTACGGAAAACGCTGGTTTGTCGACAACATCGAGCGCTGCATGGGACATGTGCGGCTCGCCAAAGACGCGCAACGGCTCAAGAATATGCAGCTCTCCAAGCTGGGAGAAATCAGCGCTCTGTCAAGCGTAGAAAAGCCAATCCTGACACCTGAGCAGATCGCAGGTCATCAGGACATGTGGGCCGAGGACAATCTGAAGGATTACCCGTACCTACTAATCAATCCGATGACGGATCAGAACGGCAATCAAGCAGCATCCGGGCCGGTGGCCTACACCCGAAGCCCGCAGATACCGCCAGCCATGGCCGCGCTCTTGCAGATCACAGAAACCGACATGCAGGACATTCTTGGCAATCAGGGCGGCGCTGACAAGATGGTCAGCGGTATCTCTGGAAAAGCCGTCGAGATGATCCAGACGCGGGTTGACATGCAGTCTTTCATCTACATGAGCAACTTCGCCAAAGCCATGAAGCGCAGCGGTGAAATTTGGCTTTCGATGGCGAAGGATGTCTACGTGGAAGACAAGCGCAAAATGAAGACCATTGCGAAAACTGGTAAGGCCGGCATTGTCGAACTCATGCAGCCCTCGATTGATCAGGAAACCGGGGAAATGATCATGGCCAATGACATGGCCAGCGCAGCATTCGACGTGGTGGCCGAGGTCGGGCCGTCCAGCTCAAGCAAGAAAGCGGCGACCGTGCGCGCCTTGACAGGCATGCTCCAGATGACACAGGATCCGGAGACGATCCAAGTGTTGACCGCCATGGCCATGATGAACATGGAAGGCGAAGGACTGAGCGACACCAACGCCTACTTTCGCAAAAAGCTATTGCGCATGGGCGCGGTAAAGCCATCCGACGAAGAGGCTCAGGAACTCATGGCCGAGATGCAGGGCAAGCCCCAAGACCCGAATGCAGTCTACTTGCAGGCAGCCGCGGAAGAGGCAACAGCGAAGGCGGCCCAGGCTCGCGCAAACACGGTCAAGACCATTGCCGACGCGGAACTAAGCAGGGCCAAAACAGTCGAGACAATCAGCAACGTGGACATGGATTCTCAAAACCACTCGCTCAAGCTGGCAGAACAGATCGGCCAAGTTGTCCAGCAACAAACCACGGCAACCACGCAGCCGTTTTAATGCGTGAGTTTTGAAAGGTAAACATGCCACTTTGGAAACAACGACTATTCGCGCGCCTGATGAAGCCAGTCGATGGCGACGGGGCGGACGGCGGCGGCACTGAAACGGGGGGTGATGATGAAACCATGGAAGGCGGTAATTCTGGCGATGTTGATAACGATGATGACGCACCTGCCAATAGTGATGATGATCCTGATGACGAAGGCGACGAAGTAACGGTATCCATTGGCGACGAAGCACCGCCAGCGCAGGAAGAGCACACGCCAGCGCCGGAGTGGGTGAAAGAGCTGCGCAAGAGCAACCGTGAACTGCAACGCCAGAACCGCGAGCTACAGGGCAAGCTGCAAACAACCGGGCAGACTGAGCCAAAGCCAGCGGCACTCGGGAAAAAGCCAAGCCTTGAAGACCACGATTACGACGCCGAAAAATTCGAGGTTGCCTTGTCCGACTGGTTCGAGCGCAAGCGCAAAGCCGACGACATTGCAGCCCGGCAAGAGGCGGAAATCGCCAACCAGCAGAAGGCGTGGCAGACCAAGCTGGACAGCTACACAACGGCAAAAACAGCGCTCAAGGTCAAAGACTTTGAAGACGCCGAGGCTGTGGCGCAAGAGCTGTTCAGCGTCACCCAGCAGGGCGTTGTGCTCCAAGGTGCGGACAATCCCGCACTGGTCATCTATGCCATCGGCAAGAACCCAAAAAAGGCCAAAGAACTGGCTGCCATCAAAGACCATGTGAAGTTTGCCTTCGCAGTCGCAAAACTGGAGAAAGAATTGAAAGTCACACCACGCAAAACAGCACCACCACCTGAAAAAGTAGTTACCGGAACAGGCCGGTCATCCGGGGCCGTGGACTCAACCTTGGAGCGCCTGCGGGAAGAAGCGGCGCGCACTGGCAACATGACGAAAGTGATAGCGTACAAACGGCAAAAGAAGGCATAATGCGCGAAATGGGTGCCGCTAGCCCTGAAACAAAATAGCAGTTGAATGGCCTCCGCCAGCCCATTGGTGAGTGAAAGACACGGCAGAAATGCCAATTTTTTTATTCAACCAATGGAGCTATCAAAATGGCAAATGCATTCAGCAAAGAGGAGCGCGTAGCGTTCGAGGACATTCTCGAAGGCTTCAACGACGCACTCGTATTGAGCAACAACGTCTCGATCTACAACACAGACCAGACGATGATGGAGCGCACAGGTAATCAAATCTGGCGGCCACAACCCTACATCGCACAATCGTTCGACGGCACCGACCAGACCGCCAACTTTGGCGACAGCACACAGCTGGCAGTACCCGCGACCATCGGCTACAGCAAGTCCGTTCCATGGATCATGACCGCGACAGAGCTGCGCGACGCGCTGCAAGAAAACCGCCTTGGCGCTGCTGCAAAGCAGAAGCTGGCAAGTGACATCAATGTGGCCGTGATGAACGTCGCCAGCCAGCAAGGCACGCTCATCGTGAAGCGCACGACCGCCGCCGCAGGCTTCGACGATGTGGCGCAAGCCGAGGCCATTTTCAACGAGCAGGGCATTCAAGCCTTCGAGCGTTATTTGGCCTTGAGCACTCGCGATTACAACGGCATGGCCAGCAACCTTGCAGCCCGCGCAACCATGACCGGCAAGCCGACCACAGCTTACGAGAAAGCCTACGTCGGCCAAGTGGCCTCTTTCGAGACTTACAAGCTGGACTACGCCAACCGCGTTGCTGCGGCTCAGGGCGGCGCTGGCCTGACTATCAACACGCTGGACGCTGGCCTGCAATATTACACACCTCGTGCAATCTCGGTGGCAACTACCGGAGAATCCAGCAACGTGGATAACCGTTACCAGACAGTCACAATCAGCGACACAACCGGCGTAGCAGCCGGTGATTGCTTCACTATCGCGGCTCTTAATGCAGTGCATCACATCACCAAGGGCGACACAGGCCAGTTGAAGACTTTCCGGGTTATCTCGGTGGACTCTGCTACGACCATGACCATCAGCCCTCCGATGATCACCGGCCAAGGCGGCACCGATGCCGAATTGCAGTATCAAAACTGTGTCATCAACACCAAGGCGGCAAACAGCGCCATTACGTTCTTGAACACCGTGGCCGCGTATGCAAATCCGTTCTGGCAAAAAGACGCAATCGAAATCCTGCCGGGCCGCTACGCTGTGCCGACAGACGCAGGCGCAGCCGTGATGCGTGCCAGCACTGAGCAGGGCATTGAGCTGGTGATGACGAAGCAATTCGATGTCAACACCCTGAAAACCAAGTATCGTTTGGATACCTTGTTTGGCGTGGTGAACAAGCAACCTGAGATGACAGGTTTGATTCTGTTCTCGCAGACCTAATTGAAGGCGACCGGCTGCCAATCATGGCGGCTGGTTTTCTCAACAAACAACCTTAATTCGAAAGCACATCATGGCAAAAGTTTACGCCCAAGGAACCCAGACAGTAGTTCTGGCGGACACGTACAAAATCGCGGTATTGAGTGACTCTCCCGTCACCCTTTACAAGCAAGTAGGCTACCCCAATCACCCAGCTGCTTGGGACTTGCTCTACACAACCGCTGCCGGTGAAAATTACACCTCTGCGGCAATGACAGCCATCACCAGCATTCGCATCGATGCAAGCGCGTCTGACGTTCAATACGATACCGGAACAGATCCCGTTGTCGGTGCTCTGACAGCTGATTTGTCAGCAACTGATGCAACGTGGACAGTGACCGGCTTGGCTGCGGCTCAGGGCGGCTATGTTCGCTTGGTTGGCGGAACGTCCAGCACAGCAGGCAATGCAGGCGGCGCGGCTGGTTTGCTTGGTGGCACTCCCGGCGCTACTGGTGTCGGCGGCGCTGCCACCGTGACCGGCGGCGCAGGCGGATCTACATCCGGCAAGGGCGGCGCTGCCACCGTGCACGGCGGCCCGGGAACGCCCGGCAATGCCCCGCGCAGACCTGCCACTCTGCCAACCAGCGCCACAACCCCACCCGCCCGCTACGGCCGACTGCTCACACGCGTAACACACCCACTCCCCACACCATCCCCACCCACCCCCACAGCCCAC